TGCCTATGTTTGTGGGAGATTATATCGCCGATACACCTGAGCTTTCGATTGAGGCTCACGGTGCTTATTGTTTGATTTTATTCTACACATGGAAAGGAAGAAAATTTTTAGAAGACGACGACAAGAAAATGTGCCGTATTCTAAGATTAGGAAATCGTAAATGGCAAAAGATAAAAAAGGAGATTTTACCCTACTTCGATTTATCAGACGGGACGTGGTTTCAACAAAAATTAAGCGAAATGCTTGCAGAAACGAAGCAAAAATCAGACAAAAATAAAGCAAACGGACGTCTCGGCGGTATCGCTAAGTCGTTAAAAAATAAAGAAACCACTCTGGCGAACGCTACAAATAAATCTAGCATACTAGAATCAGAATCAAAACCAGATATAATCGAACACGATTGGAGTGAATTAAGAGGATGGTTGAAAGAAGACTTACAAGAGCCCTTTAGTGTTGTTATTAAACTTACAAGAGACTTTACGGTGGATGTTATTCAAGATGCTTTTGATAGAATTAAAAAAGAGAAAACCCCTCCCCTGGGAAAACGTGTGGCATATTTGAGAAAGCGTTGTTCGGATCGTAAAGCAATGGGTCATAGTGCATCGCCATCGAATAAGGAGGATTTTACTAAACTAAAAGTGGAGACCAGATTAAGAGAAATTTCAAAGACTGCTGGAAGAGGAAGGGCGACGGCAGTCGAGGAGGGATACATACGCGGTGAACAATGGGCCAAAGATATTATTTGGCCGAACGAGGCTAATGTATGATTGATATTTCAGAACAAAGTCAGCAAGCATACCAATTTGCGACCAAGCAGACTTTAAAAAAGGCGAAGCGTGACCCTATTTTAGTCTGGGCTGAAAGTAAAAAGCTCAACTCAGTTTTACAGGAATCGGTCTGGGGCATCAGGAGGGCGGTGAAGTATATCCGCAGCGAGGTTGATTTCCAATCGCTGGATTATGCCACGCTGGATAGTCCAAGAGGGACGAGTGGAACGAATACAGAGAAAGAGCCCAAGGAGGTCAGGAGATATTTAATATGGTCGAGTAGGGTGCTGGGTCGGTTCGGGTCTCCAGGTTTGAACATGATTGTGAATTGTATCATCGACGGTGACGAGTGTGACTGGAAATTATTCTCAACAGCGATTAAAGACTATTGATGAGAAAGAAAAAGGACTCAGGGCAGAATGATGTGGTGAGGCGACAGATAGCATCAACAAAAAACGGGGTCTGTAAAAATTGCGGGATAAATTTGTATGGCAAAGGAAAAGAACGTATGCCAGCGGCGTTCGCTCTGCCTTGCCCAATTAAGAATTGTCCTTATTAATGAGCGCGGCTTTAATTTGTCTTGCGTTGAATATTTATTTTGAGGCCAGGGGTGAGCCAACTCTTTTTTCTATGGCCGCACCCGCTCACGTTGTATTGAATCGGGTAAAAGATGAACGCTACCCGAATGATATTTGTTCTGTAGTCAAACAGGCTAAAACTTACCCGAATGGATTCCCCATAAAAAATAAGTGTCAATTTTCATGGTACTGTGACGGGCGATCTGACAAACCGTTGGATAAAAATGCGTTTAACTTTTCATTCCTCATTGCGAAGCTGGTTTTAACGGGAAGGATCGAGGACGTTACCCACGGGGCGACTCATTACCACGCCGATTACGTCAATCCCCAATGGGCAATCGTTAAGACTTTAACAGCGAAAATCGGCTCACATTTGTTCTATCGCTGGGAACGCTCCTAAATTAATTTATAAGCTATTGATTTTAATAGCGTTTTAAGTGCGTTATGTGCTTTACACGTAGTTATTAATAACTTATTCTGTCTATATTGAAACATTAAATAAGGAGAAAGTAGATGACCGATTTAGAAAACAAAATGAAAGACGCATTAGTAACTTGCCACGTTCTTTTAAGCGTACAATGGAATGAGCTTGGCGCTCAGGAACAGCGTTGCCGATCCGACAGGAAACGCGAGGATATACGTCACATAAGAAATCAGATACAGGTTGCCAGAAAAAAGGCTGGGACCGCTCTTAGAGACGCTGGCGCGATGCGCTGATTTACCAACAACCCCTAACAGCCCCTGGCGATTAAATTCGCAGGGGCTTTAAGGGTGAAAGGAGAAAGAAAATGAAAATAACCAGCCATAAAAAGCACGCAGAACTTTCCATAAGGATGACCGAAGGTGAGGCCTTTCTATTATATAACTGCATTAAGAAAGGTATGGATGACGCTCATAAAAGTATGCCGCTTGATAACGTTAGACAGGTGGTTGCTGATTTTAGTGACACAATATCTGGTTCACCTTATAGCCGATTTTATGAAGTCAAAGAGGAGGCGGGCTAATGGTCGATGACCTTTTATATATCCCGGACTTTTTAAAAGCACCTTTTCGTGTTGTGGACGATACGCCGTTGGTTAAAAAACCACGTTTTAAAAAGTATGTGCCAAAACGACCGCGAGCTAAAAAGTGGAAAAATTCAGAAAGGGTATTGGTTCATTTGGCTGACGAATGTCCTAAGATTGGTTCGGGGCAAAGGTTGGTTTGGTCAGTGTCTGGGCGCACTTGGGTTTATCTGGCTGATGATTATGGCGGGCGCGGTAAACTTTCACGGAGACGCTTTGAAGAGGTAAGGCGAGATGATTAATCTCCATGTTACCTCGGTTGAGTTTGGTTGCTCCAGTGAAAACACCCGGATTCAAAACATACTTAATCGTGAAAATATCACGACTATTGGCGAGCTGCAAAAAATAGAAAGGAGAACACTTGATAGACTGCCCAACCTGGGGCCGAAAAGTGTTTCCATAATTTACGATAAATTGCACGAGCTAGGACTAGTAAGCCGCTCATATGGATTGGGCGTTGGTATTAATACTGGCCTTGAGTATAAGGACCGCTTGCTAATGAGGGCGGAAAAGATAGCCAAAGAAGCGACCAAGCTGGTTGAGGATATAAAAGCAAATGGAAAGTTTTTTGATTGAAAGGGAAGAAAATGGAACGAGCTATAGAGCCATGTCTAGCGGATGATGTTATCGCGGCTTTAGGAAACCCTACCAAGGATCTGGTGCAGTTTGTTAATAGCAGGGGAGCAAGGGAAGCTGCTGACCTGACACGAGCGGAGATACGTCAAGCCATACGATTTGAAGTAACCCCTGAACTTCTGGAAACCGCTTATCAGTTAAGCCTTGATGATTTTCATACTTTGAATGATAGAGCCAAGAGCGCACGACCTTGTTATGATTTAATGTGGATTGAATGGGATGAAAACGTCAGGCAGGAGATTATAGGCGGGTCTTATACAACGTTTAGTAGGGTGGGGTATTTAGTTACACCGACTAATCCCAGAGTAACTAAAGGGTCACTTCTTGATATTGATGACGGTCACTATTTTACAGGGTTCTATACAGAAGGGGAGTTGTTGCAAAAGGGTGTACCATTACTATTGGAGAGCAGAAAGTCGGATTCAAAACGGGAACAAATATGGACCACTCTAAATTGTTTTGTTTTAAAGACCCCTGGGTTCCTTCCTTCGGAAATGTTTAAGATAACAGGAATACCAGGATATGATAAATATTTAGAATACCCGCAAAGTAATAAATCACGGGAAAAACTGAAAAATAATCAAGACGTGGCGAACAGTGTGAGTAGCCATTTACATCAACTAAACTATTGGTTGGGTCGTGAATGGGTTGCTAAACATTGCGGGGAAGCACCCGTTAAGGGGGAGGCATACCCAGACGCCGCATTGGACGGCCCGATTGAGGCGGCAGCCAAAGAAATGATGCGAAGGGCTTTAAGTGTGCAAACAAGATCAATGAAATGGGTGGTCTCAGAAGAGAAGTGGCGAGCTGGTTGGGCGTATGATGATAAGTTTATGGCAGAGGCCAATAGAGTGTCGGCTGAATGTGTTGATGGCGATCTAAGATGGCTGCTGACCATTATGTGGATGATAAACCATGACTGGATTGTTGTATCGGAACCCAGAAAGGCAACAAAGGGCAAAATAAGACACGGCAAAGTCAGGCCTCTGAATACATTCCATCGTCTTAAATTGGCGCTGCCTAAAGAGCATATAATCATTAAGGCGAATGAGATAGGCTACGGAACGCCGAAGAGACAGCACGATGTCAGGGGGCATTTCAGAGTGTTAAAAAATCCGCACCGTAGAATTTGGATCAGGTCTCATAAGAGGGGCGACCCATCTCTGGGGGTTATTATGAAAGATTACGTCTTGGATAAAACAAAGGATAACTATAAGCCGGACCCTTATCAGACATACGATAGCGTTTGGTGATTGGGGAAAAAAATGGTTAAGAGTAATGCTGAAAGACAACTCGACTGGCGTGTTAGAAAGATACGGCAGGGGCTAAAGGGAAAGATGGTATATATACCAGATACACCCGAAGCGAATGCCGAGCTTAGACAGCTTGAAAAGAAGCTACAGGAGAAAGGATAATGGACATACTTGATTTCATAACGGTATTAATTGACGTATTTCTTCATATACTATGAAAAAGAAGGTGCGCGATCCGTCGTGGAAACTACGCCACGCCTTAGGTCATAGGGTCGAACCAGATCTGAAGAAATATACGCGGAAAACAAAACACAAAAAAAAAGTAGACAAAGCAAAATAACTTCTATACTTCTGTGTGTGGGCCCGTGCGTCTAAAAGATGGCGGGTTTTTTAATGGGGGAAAGAATGGATGCCGAGAGGATCGACGTTGTTGAATCTGAAAACGATGGCAACGCCGTATTTGAAGCCCGTATTATTGTCGAGTTTACCAGCATGGCAGAAGCCGAGTTCTTCGCCGAAGAGTTTATGGCGAGAGGAATGTTGGGCTTAATGGATTTTCAAGTGGAGAGTATGCACTGATGTGGTTAACAATTTTACTGATCTTAATGGGGGTCTGATATGCCGAAAGTAGGCGGTAGACACTTTGCTTATACCAAGAAGGGTAAGGCTGCGGCTAAGAAGTACGCCGCAAAGAAGAAGACCACCCGTAAAAAGAAGACCACCCGTAAAAAGAAGTAATGTTTGATAAACGGGAGCTACTTCTGGGAGCAATATCAATAGTATTCTTTGTAGGCGTGTTCTGGTTCTTTTCATAATCTCCCTGCGGATACACCACCGATAGAAAAATTTAGCACGTAGGTATCCAGCATAGATAAAATAACCTGGAAGTAGTAATGGCTAGAAGATTAAACCCACAACATGACGCCAGAACGCGGGAGAAAATACAGACAAGTCAGCTCGTTAACAGGTTGAATTCATTTGTATTAGATGGGACGGACCCAAAAACAAAGAAGCCAATCGAGATGAGTAGGGAACAGATAACAGTTGCGTTGGGTTTATTGAAGAAAACCCTGCCCGATTTATCGAGCGTTGAACTGAAGGGCGACGAAAGCAATCCGTTGAATATGTCGTTTACGGTCAAGTATGCAGACAGTGACTCTTCCGAGAGCGTTTGAGGATCTAAGACAGCCCGCGAGATACAAAGCATATTACGGGGGTCGAGGGTCGGCCAAGTCCCATTCATTTGCGACTGCTTTACTGATGCGTGGGGGTGAGAAGCCTCTCCGTATACTATGCGCTCGCGAGGTTCAGTTAAGTATCAAGGACAGCGTTAAACAGCTACTGGACGATAAGATAGCCGACTTTGGTATGGAGTCGTTCTATCAATCGTACCAAACAGAGATACGGGGCAAGAACGGGACGAACTTTATCTTTGCTGGTCTGGGTAAGATGACGGCAGATCAGATCAAGAGTATGGAAGGAATCGATATAGCCTGGGTCGAGGAGGCTCAGACAATCTCGGATAACTCGTTGGAGATACTTATCCCGACGATACGAAAGAGTAAGTCCGAGCTATGGTTCTCATGGAACCCAAGGCATTCGAGTGACCCGATAGACAAGAGGTTCAGAGGCGAAGTTGTCCCTGACAATGCGGTTATTAAAAAGGTCAACTATCCTGATAACCCGTTCTTTCCCAAGGAACTGGATAGCGAGCGGGAGTTTGACAGAGCTAATAATGCAGAACGCTACGGTCATATCTGGATGGGTGACTATGAGCCGACTGCAATAGGAGCCATCTGGGATCGGGCAACGCTACATTCGGGCAGGACTAAAGAGCCGCCTGGAATGAATAGAATAGTGGTCGCTGTAGACCCTGCGGTAAGTGATACGGACGGCTCAGACGAACATGGAATTATAGTCTGTGGGGTAGGCGAGGACAGTAAGGGCTACGTTCTGGACGACCTATCAAGGCACGGCTCGCCGAAGCAATGGGCGGAACAGACAATAGCGGCTTATGATAAGCATACGGCAGACGCAATCGTGATAGAGGTTAATCAAGGCGGGGATATGGTTCGGCATACGCTTGAGAGCGTGAGGCCGGGGATACGGATAATCGAGGTGCGGGCTACAAGGGGAAAGCATGTTCGAGCGGAGCCGATCTCG